GAGGATTTTGTAATTCCAATAAGAAAATATTTACAAAACTACCCAGAAGCACTTGAAGAGATAGTAGAAGCTGACGAGAAATTAGTTAGAGGATATGAAAAATTATCAAATGATAGCTATTTAAAAATGATTTTAACTCCGATTTATCAAATGGCTAAAAAGAATGTAGATGCTCATTTAGAAGTTGTGTAGTTTAGCATGGAAAGACTAGAGAAACTTTTAAAAGAATTTACAATTCTTTTAGAAACAATACCAAATAAAATAGATTTTTATGATATTTGGGAAATTAGACCGGTTTTAAAAAAAATTGATAGCATTAGTTTGAATGAAAAAGAAGCTGAATATTTTGATAATTTACTAACAAAGTTAAATTCTATTTTAGAAAAAGTAAGCATAGAAGAAAAAGACCCATTAGTAGAAAATGAAATTAAATGGTTAAAAAATTATATTAATGAGCATATTTTGTTAGTGGCTTAAAATGGCAAGTTTATTAGATGGATTTACAAGAGAGCAAAAAATAAAATTTTTATATATTGATTTAGAAAGCCGCAATTTAGCAGATGAAAAAACTATAAAAAAAGAACTCGCAAAAGATTTAAAAAGAATAAAAGAAGAGAAAAAGAAAAAAGGTTATGTTGAAGTTTAAGTTTCCTTAAAACTATCCTCAATCTCCCCAGCAATAACCGCAAAGTCTTCAGGCTCAATTGTGTTTAAATCATTACTGATAATTTGAAGTGCTTTTAGTTTGAAATAAGTCGGAGAATTTACTAAGTTTTTCATTTCTTCTAAAACTCCGATTTCTTTTTGGATGTCGATTATGCTGAATGTTTTAGGGTATTGGATAACGGTGTCGTTTGTAATGTTTAAATATCTACACACCGCTTCAAAAGCCCTTAATTCCAAATCGTTTAGTCTCATTGCAAAATTTGAAAGTGAGCTATTTAGCCCTTGAAACTTAATATCAAGTGCAATTCCACTTTCTTGTGCTTGGTTTGTTGAAATATCATAAGCGATTTTGTCAATTTGAGCTTCTATCTCTTTTATTTTTTCCTGATATATTTCAGCTGGAGCTGATGGGGGAGCTATGAAGTCCGGACGCTCTACATCTTTTTGATAAGCTATTGCATTATCGGTTGAAAGTTTAAACTCTACATCACTTGGATGATCAGACTGCACTGTAAGAATGCTAAACGTTTGACTTCTTAAAATCTCATCAAGTTCGCTTAAAAGGTTATAGTGTCTTTTCGAAAGGCTTGCTATTTGACTAAATTCTCCGATAATTGGAAATTCGCCTGTTTCGCTAAAGATTAAAAGAGGACACATTCCAAGATTATGAACGCCTTGTTCGATTATTTTATTGTCTTTATCAAAGATAATCCACTGATTTTTATCGTAATATCTTGTAATTTCGATAATTTCCTCTTTATCCGGTGTGGAATTGTTTATAATATCGCTAAACATTACATATTCAAACTTTCCAAACTCATCAAGTTTATAGCTTGTAACCCTTTCAGGTAAAATTTCCACAAAATAAGGCAAAACTCTATTATCGATTTGCTCTTTTAGGTTAGTTGGTAAATTTTTAGGCATATCCACAAGCAGTAAATTTACACCTCTAACTTTTGCATTTTTAGCAAAATTTGACATAAATACATCGATACTGTTACCTCTGTTATCTACATCATCAAATATTTTTTTGATTAGTTGATTGTTTGATGAACGGGTTGGTGTCTGTTTAAAGAGGTATCCGATATAACGATTAATTTTCGGTGCGAAATGGTTTGTATAGTATGCTATTTTTTGTCTTTCAATGTATTTCTCATCACTTTCACGGGGATATTGGTCGATATAACTTCCATCAGCAAAACCTCCGCTTCCCTCATAAGCTTCTTTTGCAAAAGTCCACATATTTAGACAAAAAGAAAAATCCATTTTTATACTCCTTTAAGTATTTTATCAAGCTGTGATAAAGTCTTCCTAATTGCTTTTTTCATAAAATCATCACCTCTGTATCCCGGATGATAAACTGTTTTTCTATAAATAAATTCATCAAGGTTTTTATAAGAAAATCTAAGTGCTTTACGTGGATATTTTGCTTCTATTTTATGTGGTTTAGAGCCATATAAAACAAACTCGGCATAATTAACCCTTTTACCTTTCCATTTAACAAGCATATTTTCATCATCTATCCATACGATACCCGCTTCGTTTTTAACCTTGCTTCTTATGTTTCTTTCAAGTATTCCCGTTTTATGATGCGGCTTTGCATAAAAGCGGACATTTTCCCACATTTTTTTTGTAGTTTCTCTTATTGCAAGTCTTGCCTTTTCTTTATCTAAATTCTCAAGAGCCTTAAAAGTTGCTTCAAGGTTTTGTATCTCTATTTTCATTATTTATACTCCGTTAAGTCAGCTAATCTTACTCTTAAAACTCCAGCTTTTAAGCTCATTAGTCTGTCCTCATCAAAATACGCATCAATTAATTCAATTCTTAAAGGCAATTCAAAAAGTTTATTTTTAATTTCAAACAGTTTTTCGTTGAATTCTTTATGAAGCAATTCATAATTATTTTTGGTATCAAATCCTATAACTAACTGAATAGTTGCGTCTGTTATAACTCCTCTATACTCTTCACTTTCTTGAATAATCCTTAAAAACGGGCAGTTTATTGCCTTGTCAGCTCCTCTTTCAAGTCCTATTTTTACACTTTTAAAATCAAGTTCACTTAATTTGTCTCTTATCATTTCAAGGTATGGAAATACATTAACCATTTTAACCCCTATTAATTGCTAAATTAAAAACCCCACTTTGATTATTTTTAGCAAGGTTTAAAAAGTGGTCATATTCTGCTTTGTAAATATCATACTTTGCTTTCATTCCGTCAGTTTCAAGGTTTTGTTTTGCAAGTTCCATATAAACAAGGCTTTTAGTTAGTTTTTCAAGATAATAATTATCATCAATATTTAATTTATTAAGCACAAAGTTATATTTCTCGGCTTCTATATTTTCAATTGAAGATGTCTCAATTGCATTTAGCATAAATGTATCATCATACTCATAAATCATTTTTTTGCCTTTTTGTGTAATTGTAAAGTTAAGAAAAATCATTTTTTTCCAAAAAGTAAGATTTTAAGATTTTACAATTAGCAAAACTCGAGAGGAGGAAGTATGTTAAAGATTTTACAACAACTGCTAGAGGTAGGAAAAATCAGTGAAGAAGCGGCAAAAGCAATAGATGAAGATGTAAGCAAAACATTTAAAGAACTAAGAGACGAAGCGGCAAGCTGGAGAGTGAAATATAAAGAGCTTAATCAAACTTATGAAGAAGTTGTAAATTCTAAAACAAGTCTTGAAGAGCAGTTAAAAAGTCTTGATGAAAAAATCGCAAAAGCAAAAGAAGAAGGTAAAGCAGAACTTGTAACACAGCTTGAGGCTGAAAAGAAAGAAAAAGAAGAATTGCAAACAAAATTGCAACAGCTTGAGGCTACAAGTAAAAGTTTAAGAATAGAAAATGCCCTAAATAAAGCATTAAGTGCTTATGATGTGATTGATAGTGAGGTTGTAGCGGAGGTTATAAGAGCGAAAGTTGATGTAGTTGATGGCGAGGTTAAATTTAGTGACGGTTTGCCTCTTGAAGACGGGATTAAGAAGTTTTTTGAAAATAAACCGCATTTGCTTAAAGCCAAAGGAAATGAGGGAAGCGGTGTAGGAAATAATCCTAATAGCGGAGGCGAGCCTAAGACATTAACTGAATTGCATTTACAGATTGCAAAGCAAAAAGGATTAATTAAATAAAGGAGTGTATAAATGGCTTATACAAAATTATCAGATGTTTTAGTAAGAGAACTTTGGACTAATGAATTTATAGATGAAAGCCCGGAACTTAGAAATATACTTGATAGTGGGCTTTTAGTAAGAGATGCAAGACTTGACAGTGTAGTTAATGCGGTAGAAGCGGGAAATACATTTGAACTTCCTTTCATTGCAGACCCTGATTACAGCGAACCTGCAATTATGGATGATAGTGAAAATGAAATTACACCTGATAAAATCGAGTGGGCAAATCAATACGCAATGCTTGGAATGTATGCTAAAGCGTGGGCTGAAGCGACACTTATTAAGGCGTTAAGCACAAATGACCCGGTTGCTTACTTAAGAGATAATTTTATTGCAAAATACTGGGCGATGGATTTACAAAGAAGAATTGTTAAAACTCTTGAGGGTATTATTGCCGATAACGTTGCAAACTATAACAGCGACTTGGTTTTAGATGTAGCGGATGACAGCGATGATGATAGCAAAAGTGTATTACTTGATGCGGATATTTTAATTGATACAAAAGGACTTGTTGGAGATAAGCAAGATAGTTTCGGATTTTTATTTATTCATTCAAAAGTATATAACGACTTGCAAAAGAAAAATTTAATCGACACCGTTGTGCCTAGTGAAGGAATGAAACCTATTAAAATGTATGGTGATTACAGGGTATTTGTAAATGACTTATTACCTGTAATTCAAGGTGAAAATAAAAAGCAATATGTGAGTGTTATAGCACAAAACGGAGCAATTGCATACTCTGAAAAAAATCTTCCATCAGATATGCCGGCAATTGATTATGTAGAGAATAAACTTGCAGGCATGGGTGCAGGACAAAAAACAATTATTACAAGAAGAGGTTTGGTTGTTCATCCTATAGGACACAGCTTTGATAAAACTCAAGTTGAGGGGCAGTCTCCTACACTTGCAGAACTTGCAAACGGAAATGCATGGGATAGAAAATTCAGACAAAAAAATTCTAAATTTGTATTTGCTATTACTAACTAAGGAGTGATTATGGCGGCAAAAGTTTTAACATTACAAGATGCGCTTAAAAAAGCAAGAACTAAAAGAAATAAAGCAAGAAATAACACACAAACACAAAATAATGAAACTCAAGGAGATAAATAATGGCGGTTAACAGAGATTTTGCAAAAAACTACACATTAGGTGGTGGGGAGCTTTATATTAAGCTTCCTGGTGAGAGTAATTTTAGATATTTTGCAGCGACTGAAAGTGTGAGTTTAAGTTTCGCAATTGATAAAATCGAACACCAAAACTCTGAAGGTGCTATGCTTGTAACGGATTTAGAGGTTACAAAGTCGGTTAGTGCTGATATTACAATTCAAACGGCTGACTTAAATCCTCAAGTTTTAGCACTTGCATTTAGTGGGGATTATAAAGAGATAACACAAAATAGCGGCACTAATGAAGAGGTAGATTTTAGTGCGGTTAGTGCGGGGGCGGTGTATGAACTTGGAAAATACAAAGTTAAAAATGTAGTAGTTAAGTATCAAGATGGAGATAATGAAGTAGAAGCAGTTGAAAATGTTGATTACAGCGTAAATTATGATTTTGGAAGTATTGAGATTGCAAGTGACGGGGTGTTAGTAGGTAAAGACATTAAAGTAACATTTGATTATGATGCATACACAAAAGGAGAATTTACAGCACTTAATCAAACAAGCAAAGAAGTAGCACTTAGATTCATTTCAAAACCAATGCACGGAAAACCAAGTAAGACTGATATATTCAGGGTAAATTTAGCACTTGACGGGGATTTTGCATTAAAAAGTGCAGAAGATGTGCAAAAAATCACTTTAAAAGGAAAAGTGCTTAAAGATGAAACAAGACCGGAAGGGGAACAGTTTGTTAAAAAAGAAGTGTTAATTTAAAGGTAACTAATGAAATTCTATAGAGAAAAAAAAGTCCTTGAGTTTGAGGATAAGAAGGTAGAACTTTACGAGATAAACGTAAAGTCTCTTTTAAAAATTGCAAACGGGGATTATAAGAACAACTATGAATTAATCCTTGATAATTCAAATTTAACTAATGAGGATTTAGAAAATATAAGCATTGAAGCACTTAAAACAATTGAAGAAGAATTTGTGAAATTAAACGAAAAGCACTTCGACGAAAAGGGAGAAAGCAAAACCGATAAAAAAAAATCCTAAAACTTATCTCCCTTTTAATTTCTCACAATCACACAAATCCCGAAGAGTATAGTTTGAGTGCATTTCTTTTAGCAATAGAGCAAATTTATGAAGAAAAAGAGGAATTGATTAAAAATATAGCTATTGCTAACAGAATAGCACGATTTGCAAAAGATAGTGATTTTAGGGAGTTTGTAAAAATAAAAGAAGAGGTGAATTTAGATGAAGTTGAGAGTTTTTCAATTTAGTTTTAATATTTTTGCTTTGTATAGAAAAAACGCTATAGCAATTCCTATTAAGGTAATTAATAAGAACATTTTAAATGAAAAAAATCTAAAAAAATCAAGCAAAAAGATTAATCCCATAAAAATAATAATCAATTTGAGTGTATTAGCAATAAAAGAAATAAAAAACATTTCTTTGCCTTTTTTTTCTAATTATACCACAAGGAGCTAATTATGGCGAATAAAGATTTGATAATTGAGATAAAAGCAAACACAGCTAAGGCGGTTGAGGAGATAGAACAGCTTAAAAAAGAGATAAAGAAATTTAGTGAAAATGTTAACAAAAGTAATATCAGTTTAAAAGAGCAAGAGAGTGAATTAAATAAACTCTCAAAAAGTGTCAAAAATGTAGTAACTGCTTATATGGGCTTTCAAGGAATTAAAGGAGCTGTGGGTATTGTAGCCGATTTTGAGCAGTCTATTGCAAAACTTGGAGCAATTTCAGGGGCGAGTAAGGATGATTTAGAAAAACTTAAACAAAAAGCCGAAGAGCTTGGAAAATCTACAATGTTTAGTGCATCTGAAGTGGCTGAGGGTATGAATTACCTTGCAATGGCTGGGTATAAAACTAAAGATATTATGGCCTCAATCGGTGATGTTTTAAACCTTGCAGCGGTAGGGCAGGTTGATTTAGCACAGGCTAGTGATATTGCAAGTAATATACTTAGCGGATTTAATTTAAAAGCAGAGGAGACTAAAAAAGTAGTGGATGTTATGACCGCTACGATTACAAATGCAAACACAAACATACCGGAAATGGGTGAAGCGATGAAATATGTCGCACCTCAGGCGAAGGCACTTGGGGTTAGCTTAGAAGAGACTGCAACTGCAATAGGTATTCTTTCTAATGCTGGTATCAAAGGGACAATGGCGGGGACCGGATTGTCTACTATGTTAATTAGACTTTCCGCTCCTACTGGTAGAGCAAAAGATGCAATAGATGAGCTTGGAATAAAACTTTATGATGCAAACGGAAAATTTGTAGGACTTACGGAAGTATTAAAACAGTTTAAAGAGAAAATGGCTGGAATGTCTCAAGAGATGAAAACAAAATATATGCGGGATATTTTCGGTCTTGAGACTATGAAAACTGCTATTACCTTAATAGACAGTGTCGGGAACTCTTATGATGAGCTTTATTCTAAAATAGCAAAGTCTATGGGAGTTACTGAAGATAAAGTTAAGCAAATGACAGATACTTTCAACGGTCACTTAAAAGAGCTTGAAAGTGCATTTCAAGGGCTTATTATTACCGTAGGGAATGAGCTTTTACCGGCTTTAACTGATTTTGTGAAGTGGTTAACTGAGGCTACTCAGAATGTAGAAAAATTTTATTCTGAAAATAAAGAGCTTATCAATACAATAGCTGAGCTTACCGCAATATTTATAGGGCTTGGAAAAATAAGAAGCATAATTGAGGGTGTTTTAGGTGCTAAGGCGGCAGTGGAGATTACAAAAACGACTTTAAGTGTTAAGAAATTAAAAGAAGCGTTTGTGTTACTCGGCTCTGCAATTATGAAACTTGGAAAAGCAAACATTTATTTAATTGCTTTAACACTTGCAATTGAGGGCATAAACTACGCATTTGACAAATGGGAAGAGAGAATTGAGAGGGTAAACGAAGCTACAAAAAACCTGCAAGACAGCAACAAAGACTTTAACGATTTAATAAGTGAGCTTAAAAAGCATATGGACTTCTCCGACAACAAAGGGGAAATAAAAGCAACTGCTAAAGAGCTTGAGAATTTAAAAGTCAAAACAAAAGAGCTGATAAAAGCAAACGATGAAAGAATTAAAAAACTAAAAGAGCTTATGAAAGAGGGGACGAATGATAATGAAGCGGTTCGAAGAGAGCTTGAGCAGTTAATTGAGCGTAACAAAACACTTCAAAACCTTTATACCAAACTGCAAAAAACAAAACCTTACGAAAAAATAAAAGAGAGTGCCGAAAATGCAAAAAAATCAGTAAAAAAACTAACAGATGAACAGAAAAAATATTTAGAAGAACTTGATAAAAAACTCCAAAAAGAACAAACTACAACAAAAAGTATATTGCAATTGAGAGATGAAGAAATTGCAAAGGCAAAGGAAGTTTTAGGAGAAACTAAATATTTTGAAGAAGCTAAAGCTAGAATTATTGAATATTATAATTTAAAAGAGTTAAAAAAATATAAAGACACTTACACAAAGAGAGTAAAAACGCACGAAAGTACAATTGAAAAACTAAAATCAAAAGAGGAAGATTTAGCAAAAAAAATTGAAGAAATTCAAACAAATCTCAACAACAGACTAAAACAGTTAGAAACAGACAGATTAAATGCAATTGAGGATATTGAAAACAAAATACACAATATTAAAATGTCTAAAGCTTCATCTTATGAGCAGTTTATAGACAAGCAAAAACAAGCGGAAATAAAACTTGCAAAAGCAAAAGAAGCATTAAGAAACGGGGATTTAGCACAGGCTAAAAGATATATGAATCAGTATGAAAGTCTTATAACTTCTCTTGCAAATACTGAGATTAAAAGGAAAAAAGAAGTTTGGGATTTTGATAAGTTAGAAAAAAAACAAATTGAAGAGATAGCAATAACTAAAGAGCAGTCAAACAAAATAGCAATTGAGGGACTTAAAAAACTTGAAAGCCTCACAAACGATTATTATGCAAAAGCAAAAGCTAAAGAACAAGAGGCGGCAAATGCAAAGTTAGCTAATTTAAGAGCAGAATTACAAGCTACAAAAGCACAATTGCAATTAGAGACACAAAGACTTGAGCTTGAAAAACAGCTTATTGAAACACTTACGGGTAAAAAAGTAGATATTGATACAAGTTCAGCACTTGAAAGTATTAAAAATTTAGATGCCGAGATTAAACAAATAGACGAAAAACTAAAACAGAAAAAAGATATTAAGGTAGATACAAATAAAGCAAAAGCGGAACTTAAAAAAGTAGAAGATACAAAAGCGAAAGTAAAAATTGAAGCCGATACAAAACCGGCACTTGCAGGAGTGCTTGAAGTTAAAGATAAAGTTACAAAAGAAAAATTAACTTTTAAATTTTATGCAGATGACAAAGAAGCAAACGATAAAGTAAATAAGTTTGATGCAAAAGTAAAATCGCTTAAACCCGTTGTAAAAGTGAATTCCGATGTATCAGATGCACTAAAAAAACTCGATTCAATTCCTAAAACAATAACCACAATTCATTACATTAAAACCGTAGAAACTCACGCAAGTGGTGGTATTGCAGGATTTAGAAGAGTAAGCGGCAAAATTCCTGGAGATGACCCGCTAAATAGTGATGATGTTCCGGCTCTACTTACAAGAGGGGAGTTTGTAATTAAAAGAGATGCGGTCCTTCACTACGGAGAAGACTTTTTATGGAAATTAAATGCTAAACTATTGCCGAAATTTGCAACAGGTGGGCTTGTAGATATAGGCACTCCTCAACAGCTAATTACTCAATTATCATCCGCTTCTTCAGGTTATAACGGTAACGATTCAGATTTACTCTCAAAACTTGATGATTATTTAAGCAAACTTAATGATTTACTTGAGTATTTCAAAGGCACAAACAGACCCGAAAAAACGGAAATTGAGAATTTAATCTCAAAAATAAAAGATACCAAAACAAAATATCAAAACGACCTAAAAGCCGTAAGCGATTATGAAGAGAGCATAAAAGGTAAAACACTAAATGAAAATGAGTTTGAAGTCTACAGCAGTAAAAAAACAAACCTTGAAAATATCGTAAAAGATGATGAAGAGGGTATAAAAGCATTAGATGAAGTTGTGAATAATTTAGTTAGAAAAATAGAAAATTATGTAGCCGAAGTTGAAAAGTATAAGGAGTTAATCAAAAATAGACTAAGCAAACTTGGAATTGACGAAAATAAAATACTTCCCGATAATTTTGATTATGTTATGGATTTAGACAGACTTAAGAGATTTTATAACAAACTGCTTAATATACCGTCTATAAAAAGTATAGAAAACGACATAATTTCTAAATTAAAAAACAGAGAATATATCCTTAAGATGTATTTAGAAAGCGAAGCTAGGGCTTATTATACATCTCCAATGATAGCACCTCATTATTTAGAACATCATAAAGAACTTGAAGAGCTACAAAGAAAACTTAATAATAAAAATCTTATAGAAAAAGAAGCAAAAAAAGAACTTTTAGCAAAACTCCCTAAATTCGCAACAGGCGGACTGATTAAATTGCAAACGGGCGGAAAACTTCCGGGATACGGCGGGGGAGATAGAAATTTAGTACTTTTAGAAGACGGTGAGTTTGTAATAAGAAAAGAAGCGGTTAGAATGTTTGGGACAGATTTGTTTGAAAAATTAAACTCTTTTAAACTTCCTAAATTTCAAACAGGAGGGATTGTAGGGGATGTTCCGTCATCTAACAGTGTAAGTGGGGATATGGTGAATGTGAATTTCACTTTCCCTGACGGTAAAAACTTTACAATGCAAAGCGATGAAGCGGTTGCTAAACAATTTGCAAGTTATATTAAAAGGATAATGTGATGATTAGAATTGTTAGAATCGGAAGTATTGAACTTGATAATCCTCTTTTTTTATTAGAGAGTTTTGAGATTAAGAATGTAAAAGCTGTCAGTTTTAATACGCTTGGCGGAAGTAAAATAATATATGAAAGTGCTAAAAGAGATAATTCAATTAATATAACCCTTGACAGCAAAGAAAACGGCTGGTTAAAGTTAGAAACTATTAAAAAAATAGTAAATCTTGCTGACTGGTTTGATGTAAAAGTTGATTTAGTAACGAGTGACGGTTTCATTCGTAAAGCAAGATTTAGGCTTGAAGAAAAAGAAGTAATAAAAGCTGAAATGATTTATGAGGGTAGCGAGTGGTATAGGGTTACAATTAAAATGGCTTATGTGTAATTTTTTCCAAAAAACAAACTTTAAATATTGTTAAATAAACTAAAAAAGGCACTTACGTGACAACACTTTTTAAAAGTAATTATGATGAATTTTCACCTGAAAACAACGGCGGAGATATAACATCAAATCAGATAGAAAGCGGAGTATTGCATAGCTTTATCCCTTGGGTTAGACCATATATGGCTGAAGTAGGGGGTGAGAGGTGGTTTAAGTTTTTTGTTAGAAGTGATGAGGATATTATAACCGTTGGAATTGATATTGCAAAAGTAACCGCTTCATCTACCGAAGAAGTTTATTTAGCACTTGGCGGTAAAAGTGAATTTGAGAGTGATTTAGACAAAAACAACATTAGACTTTACGGCGGATTTGTAATTGTAGAAGTTGATAAAGACAATAAAAAAATCAAAGCCGATAGAGACTTAAGCGAATTTGTAAAAACTGATGACAAAGTAACCTTTTATGATGAAAAACAAAACAGAATTACTATGATGGAAGTTGAAAGTGTAGATAAAGATACTCTAACCTTTAAAATTTGGAGTGATAAGAGTATAAAAGTCGGATATACAGCAAGCAGCACGATTTTCATTGATGAAATAAAAGCGAATGAATATATCGGAATTTGGCTAAAGCAAGTTGTAGCACCTTACACGGAAGCGATGGAAGACCCTGCTGATGAGTTTACATTAAATATTTGGTATGACATTAAATAAAAGGAGTAAATAATGGCGTTAAAAGATAACCTAAAACACTTTAAAGATTTTGACGGATATAGCGGTAATTTACAAAAAGCGGATATTGACAATAACTTTGATTTGTTAGCAGATGAGATTGACAAAGTTGGAATCGTAAGCGATGGAATTACACTTACTCCAAAGAATGGAGAGGATAGGATTGTGGTTGGTGGAGGTGAAGCAAATAGTTATTTAACCTTTGTATTTGGTGCTTCTTGCAAAGCAGATAGCCCAAGAAGTTTTGTTTTTGGGAATGGTTGTGAAGTGTCTGGATGGTATTCAATTGCCTTTGGAGATAGTTGCATAGCCACAGCCGATTATAGCGAAGCTTGGGGAAATGGATGTGAAGCAACGGCTGACTTTGCTTATGCAAGAGGTTATCAAGTAAAATCGAGTGCCGTAGCGGCTCAAACTTTTGGGGCAAATATCGAAAACAAACAAATACAAAGTATCTCTTATGGTGGAAGTTATGGAGAAACTGCGAAACAAAACTTAAGACATTTTAATAGTTTAAAAACAACAGATGATACTCAAACTGAATTTAATATCCCACTTGCCTTATGGCTAAAATCCCTAAACTACATAATCATAAAATGCGAAGCCTTAGCTGATGATTTAGCTACAAGGTGGATATTTGAAAGGAAGCTAATTGTTAGAGTAGATGAAGATGGAAATATAACAATTGATGATGATAATAACACAGATATAGTTAAAGATGACAGCGATTGGGTATTTGATATTGAAGCGGTAAATGATAGCACAAATCCTACACTTAAATTGAAAGCCACGGGCAAAGCTGATACTAATATAGCTTGGGGGATAGAGGTAGAGAATAGACAAACTTATTGGAAGTAGTAAATGATAAAAAGTGAGCTTGATTATCTTTTTGAGGATTGGTTTGAATTTAGTGATGTTTTAGACGAATTTGTAAGTAGTAGTAAAAAATCTCTTAGCATTGCAGCCGTTTATGCAATTAAGGGGTATAAAAATATCAAAATTTCAGCACCTTTTAAGATAAAAAGAGATTATCAAAATATAAACTCAAACGCACCTTTTGAGATAAAAAGGGATTTTGAGAGTTCCCCTAATTTTGCCTTTTATAAATTAGGGTTAGTTCAAATACCGCCAATTCGAATAACCTTTAAAAATTTTGGAGACTAAAATGGAAGTTCTTTTTAGTGCCTATTTTACAAATCATCTTGGAGTTAAAAAACGAATTGATGATAACATAATAGCAATAGAAGAGGGAAGTTTTGATATTAGCATAAATAAAATCTATAACTCCCTAACCTTTGTAGTTAGAGATATTTATATTGCACCTGAAATTATAGGCGATTTGGTTGAAAGGATTGAGGTTAGATATAAATTTGATGAAGAGATAACGGAAAAGTTTGTAATTGACAGTATTGATTATTTGAAAGATAACAATATTAAAATCTACTGCAAAAGCAAAACTATCAAATACACCTACAAATACAGCGGTAATTTAGATACAATCATCCAAACTACATCGGTTAAAGATTTAATCTCTAAATTACTACCCGATGTGAACATAAATTACGAAAATTTAACAGATATTCCTTTACTTTTTGATTATGAAATAAAAGATAAATCAATTGAAGAGGTAATTGAAGATATTAGCAAAATTACGGGGTTTGAGTATTACTATTTTAGAGGGGTTTTATATTTTGAGGATAAAAAGAGAATAAAAGATAAGGCGGTTAAAAGATTTAGCGAACTTACCGATATAATGGAGTTTTCAACTTCTACAAACAGAGATGAAAAGAAAATAAATAAAATCTATATCAATGAAACGAATTCAAATGAACTAACAGCCGAGCCTACTATTGCACTTGAAATAAAAGACAGCCCTCAATGTTGCAGTCCTGATGAAGTTATAATTTATACCGATGAAGACGGAAATACCTATAAAATAAATCCCGTAAATGCCTTTTTTGTAGTCTATTTTTCTCCGACTATTCAAATTCCTAAATGCAATGTGACGTATGAAACGGGGGATAGGATACTTATTGAAAAATATGAGCTAAATAATGATGAATTTGTGCGTCTTACTGGTGGAATTGATGAACTTATAGCAATTGAGGGGGTTGAGAATTATAGCTTTGAGAAGGGGTATAATTTACTTGTTTTTGATAAAGTTGAAAAAGGAGAATTAAAAATAACTTATAAAACAAAAGTCCTACACGGCACAATAGCCCACTCAAAATACCCAAAAGATGTCAATTTTTTAATAACTCACTTTAATCAAAAAATTGATTATACCCACAAAATAGAACTTAACGGATACTACCCCGTGCCTTACGATTTTACTTTGAATTTAATGAGCGATTGGGGGTTAGATTACGGCGAGGCAATTAATAAAGATATAACCATTTCTAAAAAAAGTGGAGATGTTTTTGTAAAAATTGGAGATTTTAAAAGCAATAGTTTTGGAGAGTTGGAATTCACTATAAGCGAATATAATACTTATAAATTTGAAACGTACGGAGTAGAACCACTTTATCTTGATTGGTATATAAACAACAAGAAAATTTATATGGACGAGGTGCAATAAAATGGGAGTAGTAACAGAACTTAGAAAAGCAAACGGGGAAGTGTTAAGGATAATCGACGGGGAGTATGTAATAGGTGCAAGCAGTGGGTGTTTTTCATCTCCAAGTCCTTGTAAGAAAATAATAAATGGGGAGTATTTGGTTGAAGGGTGTATAGGAGGTTGTAAAGATGTAGCTAGATGTCACTCTGACTTTGACCAAAGTGGACAAATTTTACAAATAAGTGAAGAAAAATTTAATGAATTAAAATCATATTTTGATTTAAAAAGGTGTGATAATTATTATTTTGGAGATATAGGTGAATATGGTGGTTATCGAATTGATAAAAATTTTAGAAGACATTTAACAAAAGATGGGGAAGTTGAATTAGAAATTAGTATTGATTGGCTTGATGATAAAAATTATTTATTAATAAAAGATGATAACTTAGAAACTGCAAAAGAGTGGCTTTGGCGCAATTATGGTAGTTTAATGTATTTTGTAGAAATAACTTGCATTAAGGACTAAAATGCTAACGAAATCCACAACAATAGAGCAAAATCAAACTTCCTTGTATAGCGGGGTATTTGAAATTGATAGAAAAGGCGAAGCTAAAGAAATAAAAGATGAATTTATCATTAATGAAGATATTGCAACGTTGAGGGCAATAAGTGAATTTTTAGAGCATGGATATGATAAGCAAACGGTAGAATTTAGCACATATTTTACGCCTCTTAAAATAAATGATATTATAGAAGTTTATGCCCCTACTTACAGAATTCCAAAAGACCTGACTAAAACAAGATTTATCGTTAAGGGTATTACGCATTATTTTAAAGACGGATATATAAAAACTAAAATAAAAGCTATTAGATATGATTAAGGGTGAAAAATGATAGAAGCTCTAAATAAATTAATAGAAAAACATATAAGAAAATCAAAAAAAGAAGTTTCTTTTAAAAAAGTTATTAAAAAAACTACAAAATCTACTAACTCAATAAAACTCTCAAACCTATCTTTTTAATTTTTTCCAAAAAACAACTCCCTTTTTTCTTATTATTTAAATAAAAAAAGGCTACTAATGTTTGATTTTTTAAAAAACATTATCGGAGGCGGTGATATAGTTAAAAAAGGGGCTGAACTTTTAGACGAGGCGTTTTATACCGATGAAGAGAGGGCAAAGGATAGGGAGAAACTTTTACAAATGAAAGCCGAACAAAAAATAAGACTGCTTGAAGCGTATCATCCTTTTAAAGTGACGCAGAGAATTCTTGCTATTGCTTTTACTTTTACCTTTTTGTTTATTGTAATCAATGGAATTCTGGGGGCGTTATACGGAATTGTGGATATGGAGAGGGTAAAAGACGCACTTGAGTTTGCGGAGAGTGTGCATCTCGGTGGTATTGTTATGATTATTATGAGTTTTTATTTCGGAGGCGGGTTTATAGAAAGCTATAGAAGGGGTAATAATGGAAAAAATTGAAGCAAAACTTGAAAAACACGAAACGGAAATAACCTATATCAAAAAATCACTTGACGAACTTGTAGAACAAAACAAAAAACAAAATGAACAGTTAAGCAAAATTAGTGAAAGTATCCTAAAACAAGAAGTAATTTTAGAAAAAATATCAAACTTAGAGGAGAGATATTACGACGGCATTAAAAGAGTGCATCACAGAATTAATGAAGAGAATAAAAAGTGTGAAGAAGGGATTTATTCAGTTGAAAAACGCATCAATACAGAAAAAGAGTATGTTTATGAGGAATTTAAAAGATTTAATAAAAGAATTGAAGATTTAGAAAAACAGATAGAAAAAAACACTCAAGATATTATCAACAGACCTTGTAGGACCCACAACGAAGTAACACTTGAAATTAATCATATGAAAAAGGATATTGAGAAGTTTCATAAAATTGTATGGTGGGGCGGGACATTAATTATAGGAATGGTAATAACTGCAGTAGTCGGCTCTCACTTAATTAGGTGATCAGCTTAAAAGGCTTTTTGCCTTTTGAGGTGGCCACCGAAATTAAATTTAAGGAGTAAAAATGACAAGAGAAGAATTACAATTAAACATTCAAACTGAAGTAAATTCAATACTTCAAAGTGCTTCTAAAGTAATCAAAGATTACGTTGACGGTAGAGATGAAGTACTTAAATCTGAACTACAAGCTAAAATCGTTGAAGAATTAAGTGGGATTGATGGACTTAATGAAGACCTCGAAAGACTTAAAGGTTTAGCTGAAGCATACACAAAAGTATTTGATGAAAACGAAGACGGAACAGTAACAGCAGAAGAAATTGTAAGTAAACTTGCATTATTACAATCTAATATTGACAAAGTTGCGAAAGATGTAGCTAAAAACACTGAAGATATTACTGGTCTTGGTGACGCATTAGCAAAAGCTGTAAGTGATTTAACTGCAAGAATCGATGCTATTGAATTAAGAGTTTCTCAAAATGCTGATGCTGTAGCGAATGTAAAAGCTACGCTTGAAACAAATTATTTTACAAAAGAAGATGTTGAAGTAGCACTTAAGCTAAATGTTGATGAAGCTGTTGATGTAGTTAGAAATGTATTCTTCCCTGAAACAACCGCAGGTGATGGTGCTGTAGAATAAAAGGATAAAGAGTGGCGGCATTAAAGAGATTTGAGGTAATGGTTAGAAAAAACTCGTCCGCTACTCTTGATTACCTTTTTACTAAATATAAAAGATATATGAATTTAAAACAAGTTTCATCTTTAAATATAGATGAAAATGGAAACTATATTTTTATCTACTATGCAGACATCTTTGATATGAGAGATGGAAAAAACTACAAGGTGTTTTGTGATTATGCTGTAAGTCTATTTCAGATTGAGGACAGTTACACTACAAGTGATGGTAAAGTGATTAAGGGAGTGATGGACGCTAACCCTTATGTAAAAGCAGGTAGTGGAACAGTCACAAGCAAAACTCCAAGAGGAATGATAGCTTGAAAAGTTTTAAAATCGGTGAGCCAATCAGATTTGGAATATATGATGACGGCGGGCTTTTTGGTGCTAATGCAAGTGATTTTAAAGCTTACTATGCACCACTAATTAATCCTACAAATAAAACCAAGATAGAGGGTGATTTTCTTGACGACGGTGATGATTGGTTTTGGACGCCGGTTTTTTTTATTTTCAGGTCAGGAAAATATATCATCCATATCAAGAATGATAATGATGGTATAAATATAAAACAAGTGTTTGAGGTTGTGAATGAGTTTTATGAGAGTAATGAAGCTGATGCAAATATGTTAATATAAGGAGATGAGATGGGTAAATGGGTTTTAAATAAAAATTATCCAATTGGTATTGATTTAAGAAAAAGAGATATTTACGGTAAAGGTGGGACTTTTAAAGTTGTTATAGGTTCTCCTAAACACGATGGAAATCCTGAAGTGTTTGAAAATGTAATGGATGAACTTATTGAGCCTGTTGATGATTTAAGTGCTAAAGCAAGTGCTGATATAAGCAAAGGTTCAACTGAAATTCCCGTAGATGATGCTTCAAACTGGAAAGCTGGATATGTTGCAAAAGTAAAAGATAAAGATATTTATTTTTATGTTGAAAAAGTTGATACCGATAATAATATTCTTTATGCAAGAAATGGCATTGATGGAGATATTGCTAATGGAGATGAAATTAATAGAGTTGGAAATACGGGAATTTATCAAATGAGCTATACCCCTACACATTTAGCAAAACATATAATCATTATTAGCAATCCTACAATCGGACTTTACAACACCGCAAAAACGATTGATGTAGTTGAGCATGATGAAACTGATATTTATAACAAACTAAATGAACTTGAAGCTAAACTTGATGAAAAAGATTTAATTACAGGAGAGATTTTACTATGAATCCTAACTCTCCTTTTTCTCTTTATTTTAAATTTAATAAAGAAGTAGATAAAAAAGATGTGAGTGTTTTTGTAGAAGATAGAGAAGTTGAAATTGAAAAAGTAGATAAAAGACTCTTTAAAACTACTCTTAATTTGAGTGAGGGTAATTTTAAAGTGTTTTTGAAATACAAGGGAGAAATTGTTGATGTAAAAACTATTGAAGTGAAAAAAGATTTATTAAAAGCACTCTACAATCACACTTTTGGAAACTGGGAGATTAAAGATAATAAGATGTATTTTTATGATTTAGAAGGGAATATTTTAGCAGTTTATGAACTATTTGATAAAAGAGGAAAACCGACTGAAAAATCAATATTTAAAAGGGTAAAAGTTGAGTAATGTTTTAACTCTTGGATTTGGAAGCGAAGAAAACATTAAAGCTACAAAACTAAACTTCTCAAAAAAGCACTACAAATTAGCATTTAACACAAAAACACAAAAACTTGACTTTAATTTAGATGTAATAAAACTTCATTTCAAAATAAGGGTAAAAAAATGATTAAAAAGTTAGATGAGAGCATTTTTATAGACTTTGAATATGTTGAGGGTGAAATTGATGATGGTTTTAGGGCTTTTTATTATATAAAAGACTTAGATGGTAATGTATTAAAGAGCGAAGAACTTGAAAGAAATGAAGATAATACAGCCTTTTTATTAAGAATTTATTCAGGTGAATTAATTGAAGGAAATTTTAAGCTTGAAGTTGCGGTTACTAATGAAGATATTGGATATAAAGACTATATCTATAATGAAGATTTGATTGTAAGGGGGTAGAATGGATGTAAAAGAGTTTTTAATCAAACACGAAGGACTCAAGCTAAAACCTTACCTCTGCCCTGCAGGAAAACTCACTATCGGTGTTGGTAGAAATTTAGAAGATTTAGGAATTAGTGAGAGCGAAGCGATGTATCTATTTAAGAATGATATAAAACGATGTGAAAATGAACTAAAAGAAATTTTTGATGATTTTAATAAATTACCCGAAAATGTAAAAATAGCTTTAATTGATATGATTTTTAATCTTGGCAAATCAAGGTTTATGAAATTTAAAAAAATGATACAAGCTATAAAAGATAAAGATTTTAAAAAAGCTGCTTATGAAGCAAAAAACTCAAAATGGTGTAAACAAGTTAAAGTTAGGTGTGAGGATGTTTGTGAGATGTTTTTGAGTTAGATTTTAGCTTTGAAATATCTTCTTTGCTTACACCTCTTAAAAACTCAAAAAGTTCTTTTCTCCAATCATTGCTATTTTTCCAATCAACAAGTGTTCTTTGAGGAATTTTAAAAATTTCATTTATCTCTTTGTAGGTCATTTATTTTCTCCTCTAAATTATCTATTTTTTTCTCTAATCTTGAAATTTGAAAAGTTAGTATTAAAATCAATATCACTGGTAGCCAATTATCAAGAATATCTATTATTTGCATTTTTTTGCTCCTTGTGTTATAATAGCCGATAAGGAGCGGGGAGTTACCCCGCTATCTCCTTTATTATCTTGACTATCAGGTAGATGATAGCCAAGATTTTTTGGAGATTTGAGAGTAACTTCTCCATCATATCTCCTTATCGGCTGATTTGTCCCTTTTTGGGACATTAAAATTATAGCGAAAATCGCTAATAAAATCAAGTAATTTCAACTATTTAAAAACCCTTTCCACCATTCAAGTAATTTTCGTCTCTCTTCTAAAAAATCTGAACGCATATAAGCTCGTGTAACTTTATTCCCAATAGCGTGAGCAAGTTGTGTTTCTATTACTTCACTGCTAAACCCGTGTTCTTTTTGATATTCATATGCAAATGTAGAAAAACTTGCTCTCCAACCATGTGCTCTATGATTATATCCTAAATTTTTAATAGCTTGATTGAGAGTGTTTTCACTCATTTTTCTTGCAAAATTAATTGGAGAAGGAAAAACATATATATTAATAGATAGAGAAAATTTTTTCATTTCTTCTAAAATAAAAATTAAAGTATTTGTAAGAGGCAGTCTATAAGGTTTTCTTGCTTTCATTGCTTCTGATGGAAAGTTGATAATTTTTTTATCCCAATCAATCCATTCCCATTTTAAGTTTTGCACATTTCCAGGACGTAAAGCAGTAAGTGCTAAAAATTGCAAGGCATATTTAGAAATGCTTGGATAATTTAAAATATCTTTGTAAAGTTTTCTTAATTCATCTAAATTCATAATTGCATCAAAATGCTTTACTTCTTCTTGCTTAGGAATTAAATTATTTATATCAATCTTTGCAGTTATATCTATATCCACATAATCATTATGTAAAGCGAATTGATAGATTTGTTTTAATATAATGTATATACGCTTTGTTACTTCTGCTTTATTTGAAATTTTTGTAGTAGGTGTTACAATATTTCTCACATTTTTTATCACATTAACAATTTCACCCTTTTTTATTAGGTCAATAGGTCTGTCTTTCAAAAAAGGCAATATATATATTTCAAGTCTTCTAAGCTGTTTTTTGTAATATTTTTCACTCCATTCAGATTTTTTAAGTTCTAAAAATTCTTCTACAATATTTTTGAAAAGTTTTTTATTTGATAATTCTTGTTTTATTTGCTTTTCTTTTCTATCTTGGACCGGATCTATTCCTTGTAAAACTTTATTTTTAACTTCTTGTGTTATACCCCTTGCTTGTGTTAGGGGTATGATAGGGTATTCTCCTATTGTATAGGTTTTTTCCTTATTATTAAATCTATATTTTATTCTCCAAGTTTTCTTGCCGTTAGGCTTTATTTCTAAATAAAGTCCGTTACCATCAAATAATTTATACATTTTATCTTTAGGTTTTGCTCTTTTGATTTTTAGCTCTGTTAAAGGGGTTACCATTCTTGCCATATATACGCCTTTTTAAGCATTTTTATTCATACTCCTATAAATTTTTAGGGTATGTAAAATTATACCCCTATTTATACTCCTAAATCAATTGAATTATGTTAAAAAGTTTTGATAAGTTTTAATATATAATTTTTGTAAAATTACCGATTTTAAGGGAGTTTATGAGAAGTTTTGAAAAGTGTTAAAATGTTGATTGGTACCGGCGGTGGGACTCGAACCCACATGGGCAGAGCCCATCGGATTTTGAGTCCGACGCGTCTACCAGTTCCGCCACGCCGGCATGGAATGAAATTATAGCTATAATTTTCCTAAATTTCAAGAAAATATTCGAATATTATTTTTATTAACTTAATCTTTTTAAGATATAATAAAACAAGTGAAGATTAAAAAAAGAAAAAAGAACCTATTTATTTAAAAGTTCTTTAAGTTTTTTACCAACTTTAAACTTAACTGATTTAGTTTCAGGAATGTTAACTTCTTTATCTGTTCCTGGAACTCTTGCTACTCTTGGTGCTCTTGTTACAACTTCAAAACTACCAAATCCGATAAAACTAACTTTTTTTCCATTTTTTAGAGCTTCTTCTATTACTTCAATTGTAGCGTCAATTACTGCATTAACATCTTTTTTGCTTAAACCCGATTTTTCTGCTACTGCTGCAATTAATTCAGACTTTTTCATTTTTCCTCCTTCTCTGATTGGGTATAAAAAATTTTACTCTTTTTTTTTACCAAAAATCAAGTGTTTTGGGCATTTTTTGTTATAATTTTGTTAAAAAAGGTAAAAAATGAATGCTTGTGAACTGCCAAGCGCTAAAAAAACTGAAAAAAAATTGTGTGAAGTGCTAAAAAATGCTAAAACTATTGTAGTTGTGGGACTTTCTCCAAAAGAGCATAGAGCTTCGAATCAAGTAGCAAAATATATGCAAGAACACGGATATAAAATAATTCCAGTGTATCCTAGAGAAGATGAAATATTAGGTGAAAAAGTATATAGAAGTTTAGATGAAATTGATTTTGAAGTTGATATTGTTGATATTTTCCGAAAAGGGGAAGACACTCCTCCAATTGTGGAAAAAGCTGTTAAACTTCCGGGTATAAAATGCGTGTTTTTACAAGAAGGTGTTATTAATGAAAA